CCTGCCAGGACTCCACGGGTTTTTACACCCGAGGGTCCTCGACTGCTGTCGAACCCCCCTGGGATTGAATCCCAGAACCCGGCACTATGTGACCGGGACCCAACGGCGTTTAAGTGTTACTGCGCCGTGCAGTGCGAATTGCTCTAGGTGTTTATTGTCCCTCATGGCCCATGGACTTCGCAGTCCGTCGAGCTTAGAGAGACTTGCACCCAGTGCGGCGTACCCCTCCAATCTAGATTTTCTATAGACTGGCATGGGAACCATCGTCTTTACTTCGAAACGATGTAATTTCGCATTCCATCTTTCGATAGAGCGATATCCCAAATAGGAGATACGTCCTAACCCTGAGGTCCTCTCAGATACATAAGGCAAAGGCCCTATGATCGATTCTATCTTAGAAAATAGAAACTGGGCAGTCCTCCAATATCCCTTCTTATAGAAGAGATTAGCGGTGGCTGTCCATGAGATTAACCTTTCCGGTTGACGCTTGTTCTCAGGAGGCATTGTGCCGAGGTATGTAGGTGTTACCTCATCCCCGTCATATGCATCAACACCACAAGACTCTCGAAACTTTCCAGTAACGAAAGTTTTGTGGATATTTACCTTGCAATTGTACTTTTGCAGGCAAACGAGAACAAAGTCCGCATCTGCGCTGGGAACGATAATATCGTCCCCATACACAAATATCTCCCTCGTAACATATTTCACGTTACGGGGAGATGGTAGGAGGTTATGCTTTCTCAGTCTTGCAATTACACATACAGTGTAAAAGTACATTGCTTCGACTGGGAAGCACAGAGCACTACCCATCGACGCAAATTTCCGAAGAGGGCCGATAACTTGGCCATCTGGGAACTCTGCGCTCGTCGAACGAGATGCTTCAATCGCAGCCTGAAGATCAGGATTACGATCGAACATCCTCATAGCAAGATCATGGGGAACCCGATCACTTGCATCTGACAGGTCAATCGTTGCAAATCGACCCGTACTCGACGATGACATAGCGAGTTTCTGATTAATAGACTGATCAGTGAAATTCACGTGACCAGCCGTCAGAACGGATGATTCAAGGACAGAGTAAATCCTGTCCCTGATACCTTGCTGCGCAAATTGCATGCAGCAAGGTTCCACTGCTATGATTCGAGGGCCTTTCAACGTTTTCGGGACCGGAGTAACCTTAACAGGTTGCTCCTGGTCTTGGCTAACAAGCGTAACATTCTTGAACTCCTCAGAATCGGGTTCGATACCCAACGGGTACGCGTTCCCAACAAAGGGGAAGTAATGTTCAAGACGCTCATGCCACCGCAGCCAGACAAACTTCCGATTTCCGGAACGTTTATCAGCTGTGGATCCAGGACCGTGCCGTGGTATGCATTCCATAGGGCTAATACTAGCCATAGGAGCGTCCCACAAAGCATGACAAACCTTGTCAAAAATTCCAAGGTCGTCAGACTGGACTGAGAACGTATCGAAAGAACGCTCAATTTCTTTGAACGACTCCATCGCTTGAAAGACCCTTTTCGGGGTACAGTCAAGTTCGACTTTCTTGAAGGTGAGGCAAATTTGCCGCACAGCTCCAACCAAAGTCGAAATAACGATGGAAGAATGGATTGATTTCCGTTCTTGTTCATTGATAAAACCTCCTGTCTCTCTGTTAAAGATGTGACTGGTTATACCTTGCAAAAATGCAGGGATTAACCCATTTTTCCGAAAATTTCGGAACAATGTTGAGTCAATGTACCCAACTGCCAGACTTCTTTCGAAGTCTCGACAGAAACTGGGTAGGGTTATCGTTAAAAACGATAAACCTTCATCTTTAACTCGTGATCTCAATGTATCGAGATCACGTAAATCAGAGACGTCAGCGGTACACATGCTACACGCGTCTATATAGACTTGTGTAGCCAGCTCAACTAAGTCACTTACGTTGCTTTTCATGCCACCTCCATTTTAATAGAGGAAAGCATCAAGCCACGTATGTCTACCTATGTAAGTGCCATATGGCACCTACCAATCGGAGCCACGGGCACATGTAAGCTGAGAATCGGGACGACATCCCGGCTAGAGTCTAAGACTCTTGGCCGAAAATCTTCCCAACAGCTGTGCTGTCTAGCCAGGTTTTAAGCCCGGCTACGAGGTCGTTCACCTGAGTCGACGTAAAGCCGACTAAGGGTCTATCAACCACGACGTAGAAGGTCAAAGTCTCGTAATCGTTGACAGCAGTCAACGGATCCGCGACGATAGCCTTCTGGTCGATACGGACCATGGATCGAATTCGATCCCCGGCCGTTGGTTGGTGGCTGATCGTCAACTTGAAAGTTGAATCCGCCATTTGATAAACCGATTTCTGCCCGTCGTTTTCGACGCGCGGCATCGATTTAGCGACACTCGCGACTGTGACCGATTGTGGATCGGCAAACATATATGGTTGACCTCCATTGAGATATGGACGTTAATCCTGAATCAACACATACACCTGTCCATTGGTGATGTGCGGTTTAAAGATCCAGGTAGATACGTTGGTCTTCACTCCTTCGAAAGAAGGTAAGGACTAGAAGGACGAGCGCAGTCGCTCTCGCCTTCCACACTCTTCAGCGTGGAATTTTACTTCTAGATAATCCCAGTGCAGCCAACAAGGCTAATTGCTTGGGACCTAAATTCTCCCAAGTAAGGCCGAATCCTAAAGGGGAATCTGCCTCTTTCCTTTGGTTGACGTAGATACGTCTCGTCCACTCAAAGATCTTTGTCCCACCCGACGCAGCATTAAACGGCATTATCTGCCGAAAATGATACGTCAGTTCTTGGGTGTGACAAAAGAAGAGGTAGGTCGCGGCCATGTTATCGACGAGTCCATCACTGAATTGATTTACAATCTTTCCAGTGTTGGATACCCAATCGATAAGCCATGTCCACTTTATTGCCTTATAGACGTTAGCCGGACTGACACGAGCACCATGAATCGTCAACTGACGCATCATGCTCCCAAGCCAACTTTGGGCTTCGGGTCTGCTCATGTCAAAGTACGGATTGTAATACCGAAATCGACCCACGGAATGTGCGTTGATTTTGCGCTCCAGTGTTACCTCATAACGAGGAGGAGCAACAAGACAATTCTGGAGAAATGCGATATTGCCTGGTGAAACTAGACAAAGATCGTCACCACCCAGAGTTATTGTCTCGGTATGGTCTATCATGGTAGCCCGTCTCCTTACGTCTTGACCGTTGTCTTTCGAGATTTTCTCGAATTTCTTATCGGCATTGACGATGTTGTCACAAAGGGCAACAACGTCCTGGACGAAAGGGACCCAGCCGAAGCTGTGATTCAGGAAGTGGTCCGCTACTTTCTTAGGCTTTAAGGTCTGAGAAATAGGGTTTCCACCTAGGTTCAGATATAAATCTCTGAAACCACGAGCTGAAGTTTGGAGCATCCGCGGAGTATCTTTAGCCTCCGCAAGTGCAACAAACAAGCCTCCTGTTTCAAGTTTAGGCCTGGTTCGATCCCAGACCTGGGCTTCCAATGTCGATGTCCCTGGTATCAACGAAGATGTTGCACTTAACGCGGTTTTGAGGTCAAATATAGCCTCATGAGAACCGGGAAAAGGGTCGGGGGGTGCAAACCCGCCGACGTACTTAACACGCCCGAAGTACGGAGTCAAACTCCAGTTACTAGAGGTAATGTAAGTACCAGCACCTTGTAGATCAAAAGGGATAACTGGTCCGATTTCTATCTTACGGAAAGGTCCGCCATTCTTCCATGGAGGAGTGCCGTGTAATTCATCGGCACAAGACTCCGCGGAGAGATAGGGATAAGACGGAGCGTCATTCCTAGGAGACCCATAGGGTTTCCAGTTTGACGTTCCTGGTCCATCTTCAATGAAGATTTGACCAGTCTTAAGTCCAACCATACCCGTAAAGGGATTTGGTTCGGAACGAGACCGCAAGCGAGCCAGTTTGACCCTGACTTCCATATGCTTTCGGAGACGAGTCCTTTTAGGACCCCCGCGTTTCCTCTTTTTACGAGGTTTAAAGCGGCCAAAAGCTTTGCGAAATCGAGGGTCATCCAACAAATTTGTTGGTATCGACATGACAATAAACTCCTTTAAGTTTGTATTGTAAGATCTTAAAAAAGATCTAATGCAACTGCAACAATACCAGCCGGCCTGCACCAACTCACGTTGGTGAAGTAGAGCTGATTCGAGAGGAATCATCGCTGACTCCTCAGACACCC